GAACTTGCAAAGATTTGTTCAATCATCTCACCCTAACAATCTCTTGGCTATGTTTTACACCCTTATCAAACTCTAACACATACCATTCTGATGGGTCATCAAGGGCTTCATCACCTGCTGTATCTATATTTATATGTGTGGTTCGGCACCTGACTTTGGCTAGAATCCACACTGTGTGTTCCCATTGGGGAGTATCTTCATCAAGCATTTGATTCCTCCTCATTTTTGGCAAGGTCATTAACTGTAGGTTCATCTACATATACTCTGCCTGTTGCAAGTAACTCGTCATATACATCTAACAAGTCAAGCATTGCGTACGCAAATGCTTCTTTTATTTTGAGTAGTTCTTCTCTAGTTCTCATTGTTATCTATTCATCTTACGTCTGGTTGCAGTAGCATCATTCATACGCTGAATAATTTCATTCTGTGTCTTGATTATATAAACGCTATAGCCTATGGTCAAGATGCTGGCGACTAGGGCTATCATGATACCTATCATTGTTCCTGTGTCTAGATACATTACTTGCTCCGTTTCTGTGCACGCTCAGCCAATTTGGCTGGGCTATATCCATCAATAGTCTTACCTGTTTTCTTTTGTACCTTAGGCTTTTTCTTCCAAGCCTTGCCATTCTTTCTGTCGTTACTCACATTATCTCCTTTTTTGTAGGGCTGGCTGCGCAGGTAGTGCCAGCCAGCCCGTTGTATGTTACCCTACTGTTATTGAGTGGGCAACAATTTGTTGGCGGGTTTCCAGTTTATCTGGATTGCGGCGGTCAAAGTAAGTCTTTAAAGACCCTTTGACACGGATGATGTCAGAGACACCATCACGTAATGGCACAGATAATAACTGTGTCTTTACTTCATCATCAAGAGCAACTATCTGGCCTGTGTATACACACTTGCCAAACGCATCTCTCTGGCTGATGCTTGCTAGCAACACTTTATAGTTACTAGTTCCTGCTTCACGAACTGACTTTATATAGCCAGTTATGTCTACATTATTCATGTCTATCTCCTTATTCATTTAGGGCGGTTGCCCCTGTCAACTTGTTACAGGGGCAACTGCTATTCAATTAGTTACAGTTCGGACAAACTGTATGTTTATTACAAACATAATGGCAACTACTACATATAGTCTCGCATGTTTGTAATTCGATGGCATCTTCTAAGTCAAAGAATCTATCTGCCATCTCTACTACTGGGTCAAGATATTCATCTTCTCGCTCAGTCCATTTATGATTGGCACCCTTATCATGGGTCCAATCAGTTGGCTTACTCCACACTCTTAGGTATGTAAGATTGCCTTCATCAACAATCTCATACGCTATGTCTGCGGCTTGCGCCTCTCTTTTGTCTAGACAATCTGCACATAACTCATTGAGTTGCATGCATTGGTAGCATTCATTAGTTACAGTAATACCATTACTAATTACTAGTTCATGGTTACTTTTATTCATTGTATATCTCCTTTCGTTAGTGGAGAAGTTTCCCGCTCACTTGTGCAGCGGGAAAATTCGACATTCATTTCCATAAATACTCTTCATCTTTTCCACATTTACAACACATAATATAAACAACACCAGTTATATTTAACTCGTGCCATTCATGCTTATCAAACTTACATTCATTCACACCTACTACATCTATATCATATCTACATTTATCACACGCTCTATATAAATTACTCATCTTATTTCTCCCAATCTAGACTAAATTTTCTATCGTTCATATCATAATAACAATAGAAACATACTCGTCCTGCACTTATCTTTACTCCCCAACAATCACTATCTCCAACATACTCATCATTACATTGCACACACTTAGTAACATATATTTTATTACCACTTATATCTACATTATTCATTTTATATTCCTTTCATTATGCTTTATTACTTTAATAAAGCGGCTAATCCACACCATGTCCAGCGGGTTAGTCAAGGGCGAGCAATTAGTTATCATTGACTGCGACCCCTTGACGAACCCATCTTGCTGGGCATGGTATTTTTGGGCCGCTTTAGTAAGGCGTAAGGCAGAGTTATATTGTGTGTAACATATTGATATGGGGTTAGTGCTGTGTGTGTATATCATTGACTCGTCAAACACTTGAGTACTTGTCATAGATTTCTTTGCTTCACAAAGAAATCTTAGCGACTGTTTGGGCTGATAACTGGCTGTCATGATGAGCACCTTTCTAAGTAATGACAAAGAAATCATGATGTTTAGTTCCAATACTTCGATAGCGCCTGCCCGTTAGGTCAGCGAGACCTGCTAGCAGACGCTCGAAAGCAATATGGATTGGAACAAACATCAAGGTTTCTTTCTTAGCCGTCTTTAGTGGAGATAAATAAAAAGGGCTAACTGATTTCTCAGTTAGCCCGATTTATTAGGCTACAGAATTTACAGTGAAATTCGTTAGCCAGGTCTTATCAGGTGTTTGAGAAGTCCTGAACCAGCCTGAAACAGTAGCCACTGGACGCTTTGCGTCTGCACCAGCAACTCTAGGAGTTGAATCTAGCAGTTTTGCCAGTGGCTCCACTGCGGTGAATGTAATGAACGGCAAAGATGCTTGGAATTTGCCTTCCTCATTACGGAGAATCAATACGCCCTTTGCGTATTGATTGCTGTTCTTGGCTGTCTTGATTTCAAGACCAGCCAGTTCAGCGTTCTGAAATGTTACTTCGTGTGACATTTCTACCTGCTTTCTGCCAGTTTTTTCTGGCAGGCATCAGATAACACAGGGGTGGGTCCTGCTGTCAAGGAATGTCTTTCCAATTCCTTGATGGCGGGTGCCCCTGTGTTATGATGCGCTTCTGTCAGAAAAAAGGCAGAATAGCAGGTGTCTCAGAAATGTCATGACGAAGTGCTTTACATTTCAGGTTGCTGAATCTGGCAGTCTTGGAATCAGGTTAGACAGCCAGTTCAGAACAGTAATCAAACGCAAGGTCAAGGGCGTTTGATGACACCGTAATGGGGAACTCTAGGCAAAGGACAAGCCTTTGCCACCAGTTCATTACAGGCAACGCAGTAGCCACGCTAGCATAACTGCTTCAACTCTGACGAGTTGATGAGCAGATGCCAGCGTCAGGCTACAGTTTCGCTTAGGCTGGTTCAGGCTTATCAGACACGAAGTCTGATAAGACGGCTATCAATTTCTCAACAGGAAATTGTAGCCGAATTAAATTGGGCAACTGATTAGAAATCAGTTAGCAATTTAATTTATCGGAACCTCTCTGGCGCTCTCATTTAAATAGTTAGCCAGAGGGTCAGTACTGATTAGCGAACTGGTACGGTACTGACAGCGCTATCAGCCCGTAAGCCGAAGGGTCTAAATGACCCTAGGCTTATTAACCAGTCGCTAACTTATACATGTACTCATCATAAAAGATTTTCCCGTACAACAGTATCCCCCATACTAGTACCAGTTTGTCCTATTTTATACTAATTTTGGCATACCTAAAAAAAATACTTTAAAACAAAACGTTCGTTTTGACTGTTTGAACGGGTTAATACTATATAGAGGCTGTTTCTTTTTAACAGTAGCAAGTCCTTGGGGGACTTGCGTTACAGACTGTATTTAACGACTGTTACAACTGATGAAAACGGGACAGGACTATGACATTTCAAAAAGGGGGGACTAACCCTAGAACCAATGCTATGGCAGGAGCAAAGGCTAAAGTTCTAGCCTTGGTGGCCGAGGGCCACTCTGTACATAAGGCTATGGAGATAGTTGGCAAGAAACCAGATACGGTTAGAATCTGGATGCTTAGGGATAAGAAGTTTGCATCAGACCTAACAGATGCCAAAGCCACCGCAAAGGATGCTTCTCTAGCAGCCCTAGGTATCCCAAAAGAAGAAATAGATTTTCCAAAGTTTTCTGAGATATTCTTAAATCAAAGATTATTTCCACACCATCAAGATTGGATTGACTTACTAGAAGATAGGGAGCCTTCGTGGCTCCACCCTAGTATGGTTTACGAGAAGGCTGACCCAACTCGTCTATTGGTTAATGTGCCTCCTGAGCACGCCAAGAGTACGGTCATTACCGTAAACTACTCCACATATCGTATCGCTCTCAATCCTAATGTCCGCATTATCGTGGTTTCTAAAACGCTAGTCAAGGCACGTGAATTCGTGTACGCTATCAAGCAGAGACTCTCCCATCCACGCTGGTTAAAGTTGCAAACAACTTTTGGCCCCGAAGGTGGTTGGAAAGAAGATTCAGACACTTGGCGAGTTGACACCGTTTATCTTGGGAGCGATGCACGAAATTCATCAGAGAAAGACCCCACCATCCAGGCGCTTGGTATGGGTGGGCAAATTTATGGAGCACGTGCTGACCTCATCATCCTAGATGACTGCATCACTACGGCTAACGCCCATGAGTGGGAAAAACAAATCAACTGGTTACAGAAGGAAGTTATTACCCGTTTGGGTAAGAACGGTAAGTTACTAATCGTAGGGACACGAATTGCAGCGCAAGACTTCTACAAAGAACTCCGTGAGACCAAGCACTGGTCTAGTGGTAAAAGCCCTTTTACTTATATGGGCATGCCTGCTGTTTTGGAATATTCGGAAGACCCTAAAGAGTGGAAGACCCTCTGGCCTAAGTCGGACATTGCGTGGGATGGGGATTCTGACGTTCCTGACGAAGAAGGACTCTTCCCGAAATGGGATGGCTTAGCATTAAAGAGAAGACGCAGTGAGGTAACACCATCAACATGGGCCTTGGTGTATCAGCAGGAGGATGTCGAAGAAGATTCTATCTTCCCACCCGCTTTGGTGCAAGGCAGTACTAATGGTTTAAGAAAGAAGGGTCCATTGCGCCAAGGCGTGGTGGGACATCCGACTAATGTTGAAGGTTACACAATTATTGGATTCGACCCTGCTATGGGTGATAAGGCACATGCTGGTTTTGTAGCAGTTACTTATAACAGAATAGATTCTAGAATATATGTTTTAGATTGTATAAACATGGCCGAACCTAATCCGCAAAAAATTAGAAGTACGATAGAAGAACTTGT